TTAGTTCTTTATAAACTTCCCCACCTGCAACCCCTTCTCACCCATAATTTTTACGATATATACCCCATTGGGCACTCTGGAAATGTCAATTTGTGTTTTGGGCTCTGTGATTTTGCGGGCGATGAGTTGCCGACCGCTGAGGTTTGAAATGAACAACTGGCTATTGGTTGGTATTGTTGAGGTTTCACGGGTGATTTTATCCGTTGATGGGTTGGGGTAAATCTTAAAGTGGATTGACGAAGGCGATGCATCAGTCAGTCCGAAAGGATATCCTCCATTGGTGGTTTTTATAATTACTCCGCTGTCAGCGACAGCATATCCTGTATTGGAAGTCCGGGACCCTCTGGACATGCTGTATTTACTGATGTTTTGAAACTGATAAGCCAAAATATGTCAACTTTACAGTCAAGTATCCCCTGTTTTACCGGTTCTTTATAATGATTTTAAAGCCCCCGTATTTCCCTGTTTTGAACTGTAAATATCTGTAAATTTTCGTTACGAAATTTGGAATTGGTTAGTTGATCCATCCTGATTTTCCTTCCTCGTTTTATTTATAACCATTGATTTTACTGGTGTTTCAGCATCATCCTGTCATTAAAAAAAAATAATGAATTCGGATGTATCAAAATATATTTATCCGCAATGATTTTTTTATCACCTTTTTTCAAGAAGAAGAAGCTTTTATAAATGGTTATGCAATAAACACTTTGGGTCTGGAATGTTAATATCGTGACGGATTAAGGTTACTGTAACGTTACTATAACGTTATAGATCAGTTAGTTGTTAATAACTTAATCCGTTTAGTAATTTCCCGTTTGATACTTTTGCCGCTCGTAAAATTTAATAAACACCATGAACGAAAAATCAATCATCGAAAAACCGGTAACAGCCCCTTATGTCTGTCGAATGATCGGGGTTAGTCGTCCTGCGCTCCATAAATGGAGCAAGGCAGGGATCGTCCGCTCCCATAAAATCGGAGGCAAACTTTTTTACTTTGAAAGTGAAGTGATGGAGGACTTAAAAAAATGCTGATAAACCGGTCGATTCATCTCCCCAAATGGGAGGAGTACTAACTTACAATAACTACCAACTAACTTACATCTATGAAAAACAGAAAAGAATCAGTAGCACAACTAAGAAAAAACCTACCCTATGGGAGCTTTCAAAAAATAAGGGCTCGTCTCATGAATAAAGGGATCAGGTTTTCTCTGCAATACATCTCCCGGTGTCTGGACCCTGACCAACCGGATTACAACCAAATCATTATTGAAGAAGCAATAAAGCTTGTTGCGGAAGATTCAGTTCGGATGCATGATCTGCGTCAAAAAATCGAACTGCTTAATAGCCCTTCCTGATGAAGACATTTGACGCTATGGGGACCTTCCAACTTAAACTAACGATGGTGCGCTATGAGTCTATGTTAGCAGTTCGGCTTCAAATCGTACTTCCTTAATAAAATATTTCATGGATATAGATGCACAAACCATTTATGGAGGTGCCCCCGGCATGCTCATGGATCGGATTCATGAAGTAAATGCGCTCCTTGGAAAATCCGAATTGAAATCCGGAAAAACAGAATCCTGGCTTTTCTGGAAAAGGACTTCCGATATAATGAAATATGCATGGGATTACATGAAAAGCCTTGAATGGATCCTACGGCAAAATGAACAGCTTGTTATCGAAAACAGGTATCTGCGAGCCAGGAACATGCATCTGGAAGAACTGCTCACAGAATTTGACCTGATCAGAAGATTACGACTTACAAATAAGCTTGAGGAAACTGTTAAGCATGTCGATGCAATTATCGCGATGAATCTTGAAAATATTGAAAGGGCTTTAAAGAATGAGTGAGCTTGACGATAATCTCGACCTGATTCAAACAGATGCCGGTGCAAAAGAAGCTGTCATTGCTTCTGCAGAAGTCCGTCTTGAAACGGCCGCAGATAACATTATCCGCAAAGGCGATGCTGTCAACGAAATATGCCGGGATCTGGTTGCCCTGAACAATGGCCCCCAATCTGATCTGATCATCAGCTACCTTTCAAAAAAGTATAAGGTTTCAAAAAAGACCTTCAACGACACTTGCAAGAAAATAGCCAGTGAAGCCAAAAGAATCACTTGTGAAAAAGCAATAGTAGAAAAGCCCCGGGATTTCATCGAAGATGAAAATGACCCGGAACATAAACAAGGATGGTTCGTAAGAAAAAACTGCTATTGGTTCCATACCAAAGAGGGAGGTCCGGTTTGCGGATCAAATTTTATCATTATTCCCTTATACCATATCTATTCTAAAATCGACAACAAACGCCTTGTGCGTATCACCAATGAGCATGGGGAGTCAAAGATCATTGACATACCATCCAAGAACTTTATTTCAGTGGAGCAGTTCCAGGCTTATGTTTATGGTGAAGGAAACTTTATCTGGTCCGGGGGAAAGGCTCACTACCTCAAAATTTTAAAATTCATTTCAAACGATTTTCCAGTGTGTAACGAACTCAAAACTTTAGGGTGGCAGCGTGAAGGATTTTACGCTTTCGCCAATGGCATCTATAACGGCTCCTGGCAGCCTGTAGATGAATTCGGGGTTACATCCCATAATGGTAAAAGGTACTTCTCTCCGGCCTTCTCAGTGGTGTATAGCAATGTCAGAGAAGACGATGATGAGTATGAAAACGACCGCTATTTTGTCTATAATGAAGCTCCCTGCACCTTCGGCCAGTGGTCGCAACTTATGACAGATGTTTATGGCAGCAATGCTACGATCGCAGTCTCATTCGCTATCGCAACTGTTTTCCGCGATCTGATCTATGAGAAATATAAAATCTTTCCTCACCTGTTCCTGTTCGGTGAAAAGCAGTCCGGGAAAAGTCAATTGGCCTGGTCATTGTCAAATCTCTTTTTCCACAATATGCCTGCCTTCAACCTCAATTCTGGAACGCATGTCGGCCTTTCAAGAAAGGCTTCCCGGGCTAAAAATTCTATAGTTTGGGCCGATGAATATACCAATGACATTGACCCCCGGCGCTTTCAGTTATTGAAAGCTGCCTATGACGGGGTAGGTCATGAGAAAGGAAAACTGTCAAATGACAGCAGAACGATGATTAACAAAATCAATGGAGCGTTCTGTATTTCCGGTCAGTATCTTCCCACCCTTGATGACAATGCACTTTTAACCAGGGCATGCCTGCTTTCCTTTATCAAAAAGAAATATGCAAAACAGGAAATGGAAAGGTATGAGCAGCTTAAAAAACTGGAGGTTGCAGGGATCAGCTCCCTTGTCTGCAATATCGTCGATTTTCGGAAGGTCATGGAAGAGCAATTCGCAATGACCTTTTCCGCTATCCAGGAAGAACTGAAGGAAGACATGACCAATGAAAAACTTCCTTACGATGAAAGACTTGTTCGCAATTATTGCTGTTTGCTTGCACCAGTAAAGATAATCCTTGAAAGCGCGAACCCACTTGAGCTTAGTTTCACGTATGAAACTCTTTACGCTCAGGTTAAACATGATATTGCTTCCATGTCAAAGCAGATCAGCAGCTCAGAATCAATTTCAAGTTTCTGGAAGACCGTTGAGTATTTGCTTGATGAAGGAAAGATACAGTCAGGGGTGGACTTCAAAATCAATGTTACTCCTTCCCTGTCATACACGGATAAGGACGGGAAAGAAAAGACCGGTCCGTTTGATAAACCCCAAAACCTCCTGTTCATCCGGTTTTCAAGGGTTCATCCGCTTTACATGGAGAAATGGCGCCAACAGACCGGCAAAAACGGGATCGACATGGTTTCAATTCTCCATTACCTTAAAAACCACAAGGCTTATGTTGGTAACGCTCCTGGTGTTCGCTTCGATACCAGTAACACTTCTGCTTATGTGTTCAAATATGGTCCTGGTGAACTGGATGTGAACCTTGAAAGGACTTTCCGGGACTCCTTTTCAAATGCCAATAGTGCAGTTGTACAGGACTTTACACCAGTGAAACCGCCCGAAGACGTGCAGGCGGAGATCGATCTCAACCCTGAACCACCATTCTGACTTTGAAAAAAAAAAATTCAGTGATTTTTTTCATGAAAACCGCTTTTACCGTTCCAACAGTCCAACAGTTTTATATTTTATTGATTTATAATATTTTAAAGGTAAAAAAGGTGTTGGAACCTGTTGGAACGTGTTGGACGCTGTTGGACTGTTGGACTGTTGGAACGGTATTTTGTCTCTGGCAAAAGCCAAAGTTTTTTTTTTTTTGAAAATTCAGCCAAACCTGACCCGAAATGAATCTGCCACCTTTTAAGAAAAATCAAAACGGCTTCGCATACTTTAGCGAGCTTCCGGAAAACTTCCGTTTGGCAACCATTGATGATTTTATTGTGGATGGGAAACGCAGGATTGGTCTGATGTTCCTCATTCAATGGATTGATGATGCCTCCTTTTATCAGATATGTTATGTCTCGATGAATCTTACTCGTAAGATCCTTGGACCGCATATTGAAGATAAACGGGTGTTCGTCTGCAATCAACCGCTAATTTTTAAATAACTGAACAGGCACTGGCCGGAACCGGGGGCAGCTTTTAATACTCCGCTGGCGCTTCGGTTCCGTTACCAACGCTTTTTTAAAACAATAATTAAACAACAACTAAACAAAACATTATGAAAACCACAAAGCAAATCAGACACGAAAAACTCATTGATTTTTTAAATCAATTTGAACAGTATCAGAATCAGGATGGAAAGCCATTATGTAAGAAAATCGATAAAACCATTGGCTCTGCAGACTTGTGCAAGTTAAATATCAATGATGTCAACAAGGGTGCAGTAATCCTTACAGATTATTTCAACCTGTGCGGTGGCTCAATTGGCGGTGATATTGATTTGTATCAATTGCTTCAAGCCTATTTTTTACAGCCCGAAAAGCGTAAAGAAATGAATCGTATAGCAATGAGCAGAGTTTTTACCAATCCCGGGAAGCAGTAATTAATTTTCCGGCTTTTTGACCTTTATTTCCCTATGGATGAAAATTACATTTGCTCCATGAAAGACGCAGAAAGACCAACTTTAACGGTAAAGCTCAAGCCTTACTTACAGGAGTACCTCAGAAGCGAGCTGAGGAGAAGCCACGTATCCAAGCGAAACATCCTTGGGATCATTCTCATGCCTTTGTTAGAGAAACGCCCTGCGGGAATACCTCCGTTCATGCCAAAGGGGGAAGAATTCATAACCTTCAGCCTGCCATTCACCAGGGATATAGATATCCGTGGTGATGTCTGGATTTCCCCGGTAAACCAGGAGATGCTGGAAAAGTACCTGGAGTGGTATTTCAAGCAGCTTTTCTTCAACTACATGAATGATAAGGTCCGCTACTGTGGCTCGTTCAAAAAGGCGATCCTGCAGTTCTGCGCGGATTATGAATTTGCCATGAACCATATAAATTACGAGATGCTCAAGAAGGATTATTACCGCAAACGGAAAAGAAAAAAAGAAGAAAAAAGTTTCCCACTTTCTGTCCCCGGATTGTCCCCTGGATTTTATGGCATTTATGTCTCATTAAACTGATATGGGAAATATTCTTCGACATACCGGTATCAACATCGGCGGGTTAAACCCGGTAAGCTGGATTTATCGTGAAGACGTTGCAATCTTTTCCGGCAGTGATTCATCACTCTATTGTCTGGTAGTTCCAAAAACCGGTAAGTCCTGGAATGCCTTATATGGCACTCCTGAGACGATCCAACTTGAATCAGAGCAACAGGACACTCCGGGCGGAATGAAGTACCTTTATAAATTAAAGGTGCTCGTTCCCAAAGACCGGATTGGGGTTGAAGCCGAACTCTTCCGGATGACCGGTCGTAAACTGATCCTTAAAGTCGGCGACAAAAACGGCACGATCCGTATTTTTGGAACAATGGATATCCCTATGAAAGTGACAAGCAAGCTGCTGAAACCCGCTGCCATGGAAACATTCAACGGTTACGAACTGCTTTTTTCAGGTGAGTTCTCCAAGCCTGCCGGGTTCCTGCAACCACCAACCGGTATCATCATCGGTGATGATAACCAGGATTGATCCCCGTTTCTTTTCAGTCCTTTATTTGCCCGTCACACCATTATAATATTGTACCCTCATAAAAGGGTACAATGAATCCCATCTTAGCAGAAATCTTCTCCGGCGCTTGGTTGATCTCAAATGAAAGATCAGCCGCTTATGCTTCGATATTGCTTTCGCTCATCAAAGGGGAGAACTTTTCTGAAGGGGATTCTGCAATTGCCAGGGAGCGAAATCGATCCTATGTGATCAATGGGGCAGGGGATCAGAAACAGAGATTCGGATTTTCCGATACCAACATCCCTGAAGGATCTGTTGCCGTCATTCCAATCCGGTCGGAAATCCTCAAATATGATCAGCCCTGCGGACCCAGAGGGTCGCAGTCGATTCTGACCGATGTAAAATCGGCAGATCAGAATCCAAACATTAAAAGCATTCTCCTGGTTGTGGACAGTCCCGGTGGCCAGGTCACCGGAACCGATCTTTTGGCTGACGCCATCAGTAATTCCACAACCCCGGTGGTTGCATACATCGAAGGAATGGCAGCAAGCGCCGCTTACTGGATCATATCCGGGGCATCAAAGATCATCGCAAGCTCTGACCTTGATCGCATCGGTTCCATTGGAACGATGCTCATGGTTGAAGACCTCAAACCTGCCCTAGAAGCACAGGGAGTGATATTCCATGAAGTCTATGCAAGTCTGTCGGTGGATAAGAACAAAGACTTTAACCAGGTTCTGGATGGAAACTATGAAGCCTACCAGAAGAATGTCCTGGATGTGATCAACAACAAATTCTTATCCTCCATTAAAACCAACCGGCCTGCAGCCAATGACTCAACATTGACCGGTAAAATTTATTTCGCCCCCGAGGCTATTGCCCTGGGGCTGATCGATGAAATCGGATCGCTCGATCATGCGATCTCCCTTGCCGATTCCCTGACAAACGAAGAAAACATCCAATCAATCAATCACGAAACAAATAATTCCGAACCGATGAAGATAAAAATGACCTGGAAAGCTATTCAAAGCTTTTTCAAAATGGACCCGGCCAGCCTGGATGCCCAGGAGTTGACCGATGAACGGGTACAGCAGATCAATGATCAGCTGGCCACCGTCACAGCACGCAATGAAGAACTGGAAAACCTGCTTACTGCTGAGACGGCAGCCAAGGAAACGGCCTTATCTGACCTGGAAGCTTTGCGTTCAGAGGATGCCGGAAAAGAAACCATTGCAGCAAAGGCAGCAGATAAAATCGCTGGCGGCAGCGATAACCCGGTCTTTGCCCATGACAAGATCGCCGATGAATACTGCGCATAATCACCATTAGAAACCAATTAATTCCACAATAAAATGGCAGAAACAATTTCGTTACAAGACCTTAAAACTGCGTTTGGTACCTATATCGGTACCAACCAGAAGGATATCCTGCGACTTTTGACACAACCCACCGTGTCAGAAAAGTACATGACAACAGTGGCTTCACAGGATCTTGTCTACCGGGCTTCAAAGGCCGTGATCGATGATCTTGTCCAGGGCTTTCAGAAAACATGGACCCCGAAAGGGAAGGCAAAGTTCACACCGATCGAGATACCACAGCGCCGGCACAAGATCGACTTGTCATTCTATCCGGATGAAATCATGGAGACCTGGCTTGGCTTTTTAGGGGACGAAGCCTCTGACCGCAAGGTATGGCCCATCACCCGGTATATCATCGAGCAGCTTATCATGCCAAAGGTTCTGGATAACCGTGAACTAAAACTCATCGGTACCGGCACCTATGCAGCACCGGTGGATGGAACCGCCCAGGCTGTCGGCCTTTCCATGGATGGGTTCTGCACCATCTTAAAAGCAAAACATACTGCCGGAAATTCCAACGTCAATTTCATTCCGCTGGAACCGTTGACTGAAGAAAACATTTTCGACCAGGTTGAACATTTCGGTAAGAATGTCGATGCACTTTACATCGACCTTTCCATGAATGTTTTCCTTTCCCGCAAATGGTATGCAGCTTATCACCGCAAACGCCGGGACCTTCACGGTATGGATACCAACTATACCGGGATGAAAGACGTGATCGAAGGAACGAACTTAACATTGGTTCCGCTGCCTTCCATGACTGCTGAGAACATCATCTTCACTACTCCCAAGGAAAACTTCATCCGCCTGATCAACCGCAATAACGGAGCTTCTAACATCACGGTTGAAAGCATTGATCGTCAAATCAAGGTCTTTGCCGACTGGTACGAATCTGTCGGCTTTGGCATCGAAGAAGCCGTTTTTGCAAATGTTCCCGCTTAATCCTTAAAATCAAAAAATCATGACCATAGCACTTTTTGACCTTGCAAAACCCACCGTAAGAAATGCCGGAGGCGGCGGTGGGATAAAATCCGAGATCATCCTGATCCAGGAAGCGGATATTGACTGGGCGACATTCCCTGCCAGGGATACCGATGGAGTAACCATCGCAGATGATATCCAGCTTTTAACCGGGAAATTCATGCACAGTTTCTATATGACCCAGGGAACGATCAAACCATCTCAGAAGAAACTCAAAGGTTCCAACCAGGACTGTGGTGGATATGAGATCGGTTTGGAAGGGTTCTATCCCGGTATTGAGAAGGCTGTTCAGAAATGGATTCAGAACTTCGGGATAGACTTCAAAGGGATTGTCATCATTCAGAACTGTGCGTCAAACAAACGGTACCTGATCGGTGAACCCTGCAACCTGGTACATATCGAAACCATTGAAACGACCTGGGGCGAAGAGATCGACAAAGATAAAGGCCACAAGTTCGGCTTCCTGTGCAAACAGGGTTCGCCGATGGCCTTTTATGAAGGCGATCTGCTGATGGATCCCAATCCTCCAGTTGGTGGTTAATTAACGAAGCTTTTGTAGCTGTTTTCATAAGTAGGTTAGTTGAAGCCTGTCGGAGTGATCCGGCAGGCTTTTTTGTCCTTTAATTCCTGCAATTGCATCAATATTTTCGCATCATGGATCATGAAATTCATAAATGGGTAAATTCTGACCAGGACTATTTCACCGGCGTTCAAATCTATGACCGGTATGGCCGGAATCCAAATTTAGCCAGGATATTACGCCGTGGGGGAGCAACTGTGAAAAACCGGCTGACGCTTTCGTATGAACTTGGCAAGATTGCCAAACAGATAGCGGTTTCTGATAATACTCCTGCTTTGGTGAAACCGCAGGTAAAGCAGGAAATTCAAAAAGCAGAATTGCCAGTGCCTTCGGAGGTTATCACTATTGATAAACTCAGATCTGAACAGAAAATGTGTTACAAAATGCTGGATAACCTCCATGCAATTCTACCATATAAAGAAAAACCAGAACGTATGAACATAGCTTTTCAGATTTTAGAACTCGATGACAGGTTGAAAGAGATCACCATCCGGATCGAGCACTTTGACAAACATGGAGTGATCCCGGCGCGGCCGGTCAAAGATGAGCCAAAAAACCTCTCTGACCTGAATACCGCCGAGCTCATCAAACGGCAAATGACCGTCCGCACCTATATCACACGGTACAAAATCAAACTTGAGAAATCAAAGTCCCTAAAAAAACGTACCAGGTACCAGGAACTGTTGGATAAATATCAGTTGGAAATGGATGACATCAATAAAAAACTTGGTCAATGAGTTTATTCTCTTCCGAGGATTTGGTAAAGAAAAAACCTGACAGACCGAAATCCGGATCTACTGCTGTTGCCGGTGAAAATTTTCTGATCATTGGCAAAGCTAATGAGAAGCTTCACCAGGTCTTTGGAAAAGTTGTCGACGGACAAAGTGTTCATTATGCCTCCCTGGGTGACTGGTCAACCCATGATCTTTTATTTTTCCTGCTTGAACAAACAGGTCCGGCCAGGGTCTATTTTACAACTTGGGCAATCTCAGAATATGCAATCCGACAGTTGTACGGGTTCATTGAACATGGCTTGATCCTTGAACTCAAAGGCATATTCGATTACCGAAACGGAATCCGTAAGCCTGCCGAGCTTCAGTTCCTGCAAAAGATCACCACCGATATCAAAGCTGCCAAGTGTCATGCCAAGGTAACAGTAATCGAAAACGATCACTGGGGGATCAGTGTGGTAGGATCGGCAAACTATACCCGGAACCCCCGCATTGAGGCAGGTGTATTATGCTGCGATAAAACAGTTGCAGCGTTTCACCGCGATTGGATTTTAAAAGAACTCTCAAATACAAGCGCATTTGATCGATCAGAATGAATCATTCATCACCGAAGTGGAAACCTATGCTTCGCTGATGTTCACAAAAGAAGAAATTGCGGTTATCCTGGAGGTTGATCCTTCGGAACTAAAAGTTCTCTTAAAGGATCAGGATAACCCAGTCTTCAAGGCTTTCCAGCGTGGCAGGCTCAAACGTGAAGCCGAAGTTCGCAAAGGTATCTTTGACCTGGCTCAGAATGGATCATCGCCGGCTCAAGCTTTTGCCATGAAGATAATCGAGAATGCTAAAATGGATGATGTATGAATGCAATCATATCTGATACGACCTTTGATCGTATAAGTCAATTTTATTATTCTGATGAAACGGCATTGGCTCCCGAGGATGAAGCGATCCGCATCCGTTGGAGCACCTGCTTTATGCAATTGAATGATGAGCTGAATACAGACCGGGATGTTAGTGTTTTTATGGTCAAGCAGTTTGGTATTTCTGAAGGCCAGGCCTATAAAGATATCCGTAATTGCAGAAGGCTATTTGGTGATGTTCGCACCTATACCAAAGAAGCCATGAGGTATCATGTCACCCAGTGGGCCATTGAGCTATTGAAAATGGCAAAGCTCAAGAAGGACCTCCGTGGGATGGAAAAAGCCCTGGAGCGAATCACCAAAGCCTACAACTTGGACAAAGAAGACCTTTCGCTTCCGGATCCATCAAAGTTCCAACCTCCCATTCAGCTCCTGACAATCAACTACAACTTTATCAATTCCCCTTCTTTTCAGATGATTGATCAAAAAGCCCAGGAGAAACTCCTGGAATTGCACCGAAGGATCGAAGCCATGGCAGATGAATTGCACGTAAAGGATTATCTCAATATGTTACTTTCCGAGAATCCTGCTGCAGAAATGATCGATGTTGATGATTAAGCCAGCGCCATATTATAATGACCCGCAGTTAAAGATACTGCTGTCAACCAAGCCGCATAAAACCTTTATCGGTGGCAGGGGAGTAGGAAAGACTACGATCATCGCTGAAGAGATCATCAAATATTTTGTTGCCATGCCCCGGGGAAAGATTTCCCTCAATGGCCTTACCTATTTCCATATCCGTACCAAATCCCTGCCGCCGATCATTGACCACCTTGAACGCCGGGGTTTATTTCGTGGCCAGCATTATTTTATCGGTCATAAAGCCCCGAAGAAATTTTTATGGGATGAACCTTTTCAGCCTCCATTAGATTATACCAACTGCATGCACTTTGTCAACGGGTTCGTTGTTGAATTCAACTCTTTTGACCGTCCGGAAATGGCACGTTCAGGCTCATACGATGGGATGATCTTTGATGAATGCACAAAACTCAAGAAATCGGCCATCGATGCCGATGTTCTTCCGGCAAACCGTGGAAACCGTGAACGATTCGGACATCTTAACTTTCATCATGGCACATTGTTCCTGGGGAGCATGCCTTTAACCCCTGAAGGAGAATGGGTTTTTGAATATGAAGCGCTGGCTAAGAAATTTCCTCACCGGTACTTTTATTTAGAGGCTTCTGCGATTGAAAACATCCACATCCTGGGAGAAATGTATTTCCGTGATCTTAAACGAGCGCTTCCAAAAGTAGTCTATGACCTGGAAGTACTCAATAAACGAAGGAAACAGAATGAATCCGGGTTCTATCCCTTATTGTCAGCGCAAAAGCATACCTATAACGATTCTTTTAATTATGATTTCTTCGATTCCATTGACTATGACATCAAAGGGAAAAGCTCCTTTGATTGCCGTGGTGATGCAGACTGCCTTCCTTATGAACCTTTATATGTTTCCTTTGACTTTGGTACAACGCAGAACTGCATTGTTGTAAGCCAATGGCATAAACATACCAATGAATTCCCTGTTATTAAAAACTTCTTTGTTGAAAATGAAACGCTGACAGTCCTTGTCAGCAAGTTTATTGAGTACTATAAGGACAAGCCATCCAAGGCGTTATACCTATATGGGGGATCGGATGGCACCCGGCGCAATGATGCAGCTTCACGCAGTTCCTACTTTGATGATGTCAAAGATCAACTGTCAAAGTCAGGCTGGGAAGTGTACCTCAGGGCAGAGCTATATGAGGCTTCCCACATGGACAAGTACCAGTTCTGGCATAAGTTCTTATCAGGTGATTATCCAAACCTTCCTGCCTTTCGTATAAACATGAACAATGCCATGGAAACATTTGTATCCATGGACAATGCACCCATCCTGCCTCAGGAGTTCAAGAAAGATAAATCTTCTGAACGTAAAAAAGATTCTCCCAGATGGAAAGCCACTGATCTTAGCGATGCAGTGGACAATCTTTATTATTGGGTGCTTGACTCTATGGTAGGGGATCAAATGCCTACCAATGATATGATCATCCTTCCTGGTCGATAGGGGAGCACCCTGCCTTCTTTCCTGTTTTATATTCCGTTTTCTATATATGTAGCATCATTTCATATATCCGTACCGAAAAACGGGTGGTGCAATTGCTTTTTTCGATAGGGCGGGGCGTGCACTCCGTGAGGTATAAGCAAATTTTTGAGGGTATTCAAACGGATAAACCGTTAAATATGAATAACTAACAAAATTTTACACGCAAAACAAAAATCGACTGCTTTTCTTTGAGGTAATGGTGTCAAAGTAAAGCAGCAAAAGAAACCACCTGCAGATAAGGACCTGCTTTTTAGCGGTGTACTTTTTTCTTTGGGGATCCTGGTCAAATCAAAAAGTACCAAAAAAGAAACCCCTTGGCCAGCGCACGGTTTAGCTCGAAATTTCCTTCAAAGTTACCTTACGAATAATTCGCTTTTTAAAAGAAGGAGCTTAAAACTGTCAAGGGCGACCTCCTTTTGGAATTGTCGCTCTTCGAGTTCTTTCATCCTGGATTCCCGGGAATGACCCTAACCCTTGACATTATTTATTATTCCAGGTTATTGCCGTTGGCGTAAAAAATTTCTTTTCTAACCTTAAAACAAACGCCTTATGAAAGCTTTAGCCGAAACAACAAAAGAACAGTCAATCGTTGAAATCTTCTCCGAAATGATGGATCAGATTTACTACCCTGGTTACACAGAAGAAATCATTGCCTCCGATCCTGAAAAGTTCGATTGGGAACTGAAAGAGTTCCAGGGGCAATTCTCAATAAAAAATTAA